TCATCGCGCCAGCGCCTCGGTCAGGATCGCCTTTAGCTGATCGCGCAAGGTCGCCACCTGCGCCTCGGCAGCCTCCAGATCGGCCAGCAGGGTTTCGGGGTCGCCGTGATCCTCGGCCACCGTATGGGGGTTCTTGACGTCCAGATTATAGCCGCGCGCCTTGATGTCAGCGGCGGATACCTTCCACGCCTGCGGACCATCAACGCGCCCTTCACGCGCGGACCCGCCCCACCATGCGGCGCAGTCGGAAAGATGCTCCAGCCGGATCGGCTTGGTCATGGAATAGGCCTTCTGCCCCTCGGGCACCTTGTGTTCCCAAAACCAGATGTCCTGTGTGGGCGTACCCTTTTCAAAGAACAGCAGGTTGGTGCCGATGGAGGCATAGGGTTTGAAGACCGAGTTGGGCAGCCGCACGATGGTGTGCAGGTTGCACTCCTCCATCAGGTGTTCCTTGAGCCGTGTCTTGATCCCCTCGCCAAACAGAGACCCATCCGGCAGCACCACGGCGGCGCGGCCACCGGGCTTGAGCAGGCGGATGATCAACGCAAGGAACAGATCGGCGGTTTCGCGAGTCTTGAAGGTCGGGAAGTTGGATTCAATGCCGTCCTCTTCCTTGCCGCCAAAAGGCGGGTTGGTCAGGACGATGTCAACGCGTTCATCCTTGGTCCAACTGACCAGCGGGCGGGCCAGCGTGTTGTCGTGGCGGACGAAATCGGGCTCCTCCACCCCATTGAGCAGCATGTTGGTGACGCAGAGCATGTGGGGCAGCGGTTTCTTTTCGACCGCGCGCAAGCTGGTCTGCATCAGCGCCTCATGCTCTGGCCGCTTGACGTAATTGTCGCGCATATGGCGCATGGCGCAGGTCAAAAAGCCGCCGGTGCCACAGGCGGGGTCGAACAGGACCTCGCCGGGATGCGGGTCAATCTGCTGCACCATGAAGGCGGTGACGGCGCGGGGGGTGTAGTATTCGCCCGCGTTGCCCGCGTTTTGCAGATCGTTCAGGATTTGCTCGTAGATGTCGCCGAAGTGCTGGCGTTCGGTCAGGTTGTTGAAATCCACCTCGTTGATCTTGTTGATCATCTGCCGCATCAGCTGGCCGGATTTCATGTAGTTGTAGGCGTCTTCGAACACGTCACGGACGACCTTTGCCCGTGGGCCAGCGGCGGTGGGCAGGGATTTGAGGCGCGGAAAAAGGGTGAGGTTGACGAAATCCAGGAGGGCATCGCCTGTGATGCCTTCGGGATTGGCCGCCCAAGCGCGCCATTGCAGATCTGTAGGGATGGGTGAGACGTAGTTGTCTTTGGTCAGCTCAAGTTCCTGATCCTGATCGTCGATGATTTTCAGGAAGAACATCCAGCAAAGCTGGCTGATGCGCTGCGCATCGCCATCAACGCCGGTATCCTTGCGCATGATGTCCTGAATGGATTTGACGAGGGTGCGGACGGACATGGGTTACGCGCTTTCTTCATAGATGGCAGATTGCAGGTCGCGGACGGCCTGTTCGAACCCCGGTTTTCCCCCGAAAGCGCGAACGAGTTCAACCACGCTTCCCATGGCGCTGAAGGGGGCAATTTTCAGCACGCTCAGGTCGTCGAGGTTCATTACCCCTTCATCGGCGTATTTGGCCAGCAAGGCTTCGAGGACAGCGCGGGCCTGGGGGCCGAACTTGGTGAACACATCGCGCTTTTTGACGTTTTCAGCCCGTTCTTGGCGGGTCAGCGGTTTGGCGTCAAAGGCGATGTGGCAGATCAGATCGAAGGGATCGAGATCGCGGCCCAGTTCGGCGGCGATAAGGTCGAGGGGCAAACCCTCGGCTTCCAGTTCCTCGACAACCGCTTCCTTGCGCTGTTCGCTGTTCCAGCGCTTCAGAAAGGCGTCGAGGCTGGAAAACTGCTTCTGCAAAGCCTTGCGTGTGTAGTCGCGCAGAGACTCCGTGACCAACTTGCCACTTTCATCGAGATATTCGACCCGTTCAGCCACGATCTGAGCCCCCACCCCGTCCACGTATACCTTTCGAATGGGACTACCGGTCGTCGAGGGGCTTGCCATCGGGTCGACTGGATCAATCAGAATGGTTTCATCGTCATCGGGTTCGGGTGACAGCGGCTCGCCATCATCCCCTGTCTGCGGCGCATTATCCGGGGGCGTGATCGGATCGTCAGGTCCGGGCTGGTAGATTTGCACCGGCTCGCCATCGAAATCCGGATCGGCGAAATGGCTGGTCGAGCCGCGGAAATCCATCACCGTGAAGTAGAGCTTCTGGGTGTCTTCATGCACCCGAGTGCCACGGCCGACGATTTGCTTGAACTCGGTCATCGACCCGACCTCGCGGTCCAACACGATCAGGCGGCACGTTTGCGCATCGACGCCAGTGGACAGAAGACGGGAGGTGGTGACAATGACCGGGTAGGACGCCTCGGGGTCGATGAAGTTCCCAAGCTGATCGAGGCCGTCTTTGTCATTGCCGGTGATCCGCATGACATAGCGGTGGTTCTGCGCCACCAGATCGGCATTCTCATTGATCAGCGCCTGACGCATGCGGGCGGCGTGTTCCTGATCGACACAAAAGACGATGGTCTTGGCCATCCTGTCGCCACTTTGTTTGAGGAACTCCGTGATCTTCTGGGCTACCAGTTTGGTGCGATCGTCCAGCACCAATGTCCGGTCGAAATCCTTGGTGTTGTAGATGCGATCTTCGACTTCTTCACCGTCGCGATCCAACTGACCTTGAACGGGCCGATAGCCCTGCACATCACGGTCGATGTGAACCTTGATCACCTTGTAGGGCGCAAGGAAGCCATCGCGGATGCCCTGCTTGAGCGAATAGCTGTAAACCGGCTTGCCGAAGTAATCGATGTTCGAGGCGTATTCGGTTTCTTTCGGCGTTGCGGTCAGGCCGATCTGCGTCGCCGTTGAGAAATGCGCGAGAATTTCGCGCCAGGCGGAATCGTCTGCAGCACTGCCGCGGTGACACTCGTCAATCACGATCAGATCGAAGAAATCGGGCGAAAACTCGCGGTAAAGCTTCTGACTTTCATCGGGGCCGGTGATGGCCTGATAGAGGCCGAGGTAAATCTCATAGGATGTGTCGATCCGGCGCTTTTTATCCATGGCAAGCGTCAGATCGGTTGATGTGCCATCAGCGCGCTCAATGGTTTTGGACTGGGTCGACAGTTTTGCCATGTTGCCCGCGAAGGGCCGAAAATCATTCACCATTGTCTGGTCGATCAGCACGTTGCGATCCGCCAGAAACAGGATACGCTTTTTCTGGCCCGCCTTCCAAAGCCGCCAGATAATCTGAAACGCCGTGTAGGTCTTGCCCGTGCCGGTTGCCATCACCAGCAACACACGGTCCTGGCCTTTGGCGATGGCTTCAATCGCAGAGTTGACAGCGTTAACCTGATAGTAGCGCGGGGTCTTGCCGCTGCCATCGTCGAAATAGTCTTGCAGCGCCACCGTCGCAGCCGCGTCCGACAGCCCCTTAGCAGCCTGATACCGCGCCCACAATTCGGCAGGTGACGGGAACTCATCCAAGGATAGTGTGACTTCGGGTGTCGGGCTTGCGCCGGTTCGATCATGAAAGACAAAGCCATCGCCGTTTGACGAAAACACAAACGGGATGTCCAGGGTTTCAGCATAGTCCAATGCTTGCTGCAGCCCGGCGCCAACCGCCTGTGTGTTCTCTTTGGCTTCAATAATCGCCAACGGGATGTTCGGCTTTACGGACAGAATGTAATCCGCACGCTTGCCCTTACCCCGGCTCACCAGCTTTCCGCGCACGATGATCCGGCCCTTGGTAAAGCTGACCTCTTCGCGGATCTGGGTCATCTCGTCCCACCCGGCGGCACGCAGGGCCGGCGTGATGAATTTCGTGCAAATGTCACGCTCACTCAGGGATCGTTTATCCAAACCGCCACAACCTTGATGCATGCCACCAAATTAAGGGAAGAACTATATCGTCATCGTTACTCAAGGACTTAATCAGTTTTTCAGCCTCGGGACAACGCTGAACGGCATATCGTTTCCCGCCAAAGTTGCGGTTGAACTATTCCCTGCTTTGATTTGCAATGTGAAAGGGTAAACGCTGTGCAAGACTGGGGCCCTCTACGAGCATTCCCAAGACATTTAAAACACAAGACGGCGTCCAAACTGGGCTTGTCAGACATCCCAACGGCAATGTTAAACTATGCGCCACTGCCACCTATCCGTCATCAAGGCGACCCACGCATGATCACCTTCCAGACTCCGCCCTGTGATCTGATCCTGCCGCACTCACCCATGACGCGGGCCTTTATGGCCGCGGCGGACTACATGGCCAAGCATGGCGAAATCGGCTTGACCAAATCCGGCGCATGGAACCGGCGGTTCATCGAATGGGCGGTCGCACAGATCGCATTTCCTGGCTGGACAGAAGAGAAGCTCTATTCCGTCAACAAGGTGCTGAACGAATACGACGTGGCCCCCTTGGAATATCTGCATGCGCTGATGGATGGTCTGAAATGGGGCCGAAGATACAAAGGGACTTATTGGCTCACCAAGACCGGCAAAGCGCTGGCAATGTCACCAGCGACTGCATTCGCCAATGTAGCGCCCGCCTTTCTGTTCCGGTTCGATCACGCCGACGGTATGCGATCCGAAGCGCCAATGGGCAACTGGGACCTCTTCCTGAACATCCTCAACCACGAGATCGGCCGCGGCATCACGGCCGATCACTTTGCGCGCATCCTCTATGGCGACATTACCCCCGGCTGGGTCGGCCCGGCAAGCGGGCTGTCCCTCGCCGTCTTGCGTCCGCTTTGCTGGATCGGCCTGGTGGAGCGCGACGAAGGTTTCGGGCTGGATGAACGTATTTATCGCAAGACGCCGTTGTGGGATGCTGCGATGGTTCTTGATCCGAATTTGTCCGGTGACAACGTGATCCCGTTTCGACGTTGACTTTCTTGTGGGCTACAACCCACAGAATGTTCTGGTCTTATCTGGTGCTCGATCGCTGTTTCGATATCCGTTCTTGCCGCGATGCTGCGATACAAAGGCATCTGGCAGACTGATGGCTGGCATGACAAGTCATCTCAAGCCTACCAGACGGCTCAACATCGTGGCCCTGATCTGCGTTCTGCGCTCGGCAATATGTGAAACCTCTCTGAAACATGGTGCAGTCCATGTCCGAAAAAATCCGTTTCGTAGACATTCGAAATTGTCCGTAAAATTCACTTAGAGATTTTGGGGTCACTACAATATGGGGTTAAACAGGAAAAAGCGAGAACATAGGCGGAACATTAGCGTGACTCTCCGATCTCAGCGTAGGAGTGCGTTCAAATGAACAAGCCCTCAAAAAGACATAGCTGAACAAGGACGCTGCCGGTTTTCCCGATACGCTCATCCGATCATTTCGGACTCACTTTGATCCAAGTGACCGCTTTCGACCTTTTTCGAATACCGCCCCACCACAGCCACTATCAAACAATCAATCCGGCGATCTCATGTGTCGAATTCTGTGGACAACCAGAACCCGACTATCGCTTTTCGCTCAGATACCCGTAGTTGAAAGGGACGGCATAGAAAGGAAACGCCATGAACATCAGCACGTCCCCCATTGAGACCAATGACACCCGCCCGACACCCGCCAAAGCAACCAAGCCCGTCACCTCAAATGTGACGATCGACCTCAACCTGATCGCGCAATTGAGAAAAGACATCGCAAAGATCGGCACGGATTCAGCGGAAGGCATCACGAAAAGGCAGGCCATCATTCTCCTTCTTCCAGCGCAAACGACAAAGCCCGCGCTTATGGCACGGGCTGGGTCGGAAACGATGGTTGCGGGAGTAGGATTTGAACCTACGACCTTCAGGTTATGAGCCAGATAACCCACAACATCTAGAGCCTTGATTGTTGACACAAATTCCGGCTTACTCTCCCAGAGCACTGTATTTGCAACCTTATTCGGCGCGACCAGATGTAAACCAGCGCCAGAGGACGACAAAAACAGCCATATGATGTGTTGACACAGTGTTGACACGGGGAGGGTCGGAATGTCGGAGAAACTGAGTGAGGCAACCGCACGCAAGGCCCTGCCACCGCTGCGTGGGCAGACCATGTTGTGGGATGGCGACGTGAAGGGCTTTGCCCTGCGCATCACGCCTGGCGGAGCCAAATCCTTCATTCTGGACTACCGCGCCGAGGGGCGGCAGCGTCGCATCACCATCGGCGCGTGGCCCGACTGGACGGTGGCCGCCGCGCGCGAGACCGCCAAGGCTATGAAGCGTGAGGTCGATCTGGGCACCGACCCGATGGGCGAGCGACAGGCGCAACGCGAAGCCCCGACCGTGCAGGAGTTGTGGGACCGCTATTCCCGCGAACACCTGCCCAAGAAGGCTGAACGCAGTCAGGCCGACGAGCGGATGATGTGGGACAAGATTATCCTGCCGCGCTTCGGCAAGATGAAGGTGGCGCTGATCACGCATGACGATGTCGATGCCCTGCACCGCGACATCACCGATATCCGGGGCACACCCGTGCGCGCCAATCGCACCGTCGAGGTGCTGCGCAAGGCATTCAACCTGTCGATCCGCTGGAAATGGCGCGAGGACAATCCCGCCTCGGGTGTGCGGCGCAACGAGGAGGAAAAGCGCAACCGCTTCCTGAACAAGGTCGAGATCGCCGCGCTGGCGCGGGCGTTGAACGACCATTCCGAGCCCATGTCCGCGAACGCCATCAAACTCCTGATGCTGACCGGCGCACGGCGTGGCGAGGTCTTGGGCGCGACATGGGAGATGTTCGACCTTGAGAATGCCGTCTGGACCAAGCCTTCGGCGCACACAAAGCAGCGCAAACTGCACCGAGTGCCGCTGTCCGGCCCCGCCATCCGGCTGCTGCTCGAGATGCGGGAGGTCGCGCGTCTCAAGGCCGAGGCGGCGGGCGAGCGGCCCAGCCCCTTCGTGTTCCCCGGCCCGACCGGCAAGCCGCTGACCGAGATCAAGCGCACATGGGTGACGGTCTGCCGCAAGGCGGGGCTCGGCGCGGAGGTGCCGCTGCTGGACGCAAAGGGCAAGCCGATCCTCGACCGCAAGGGCAACGCCAAGACCGAGTTCCAGCCCAATGTCCGGATCCACGATATCCGCCATTCCTTCGCCAGCATCCTTGTGTCGGCGGGCGCATCGCTGCCCTTGATCGGCCAGATGCTTGGCCATACGCAGGTGCAAACCACCCAGCGATATGCCCACCTGTTCGACGATCCGCTGCGCAAGGCCGCCGAAACTGTGGGCGCCTTCATGCTGCAGCCGTCGCCGGATCAGGTCGCCACCACGGAGGCCGAGCGCCCATGACAGCACAGGATGATGATCTTCCCCCGGATGCAGCCGCGTCAAAGCACCTTGCCATCGCCTACCGGGTCCATGCCGACCCGGACCTGATGGCCGCCTATCATCGCAAGAAGAAGCAGGTCGAGCATGAGGGCCGCTGGGAATATGTCGGCAGCGTCCGCAACCCGGATTACTATGTGCTGAGCGAGTTCGACAGCCACGGCCAGCGGCTGCTTGAGGAACAGAAGCAGATCCTCATGCAGATCGAGGGCGATCTGATGTCCAAGCTGCGGCGCGGGGTTCTGACGATCTGGGCGCGCGAAGGCTCGCCCCTCGCGCCTTGGCGCAAGATCCCGGCATCGGCATGGCGCACGTTGAAGCTGGACGATGTAATCAAGGGTACGGCCAAGGGGCCGGGTGTGGAGTTGTTCGACATCCGCATGGGGGTGCCGGTTAAGGTGCAGGCACCACCTGCTGCCATCGCGCCGCCGGTAGAGGACGACCTGATCCCCAAGGGAACGCCGGGACGGCCCAACAAGGGCATCGATATCATCAAGGTCGAGTTCGAGCGCCGCGCGGCCGCGAAGGAACTGGCATCGAGTCTGGCGGCTGAGTCCCGCACCCTCGCGGACTGGTACCGCCACACTTATCCCCGGCGCGAATGTCCGACGCCCAAGACCATCGAGAACAACATCCGCCTCGATTACAACGCAGCCAAGACCGGACAAGCCTGACCCCCCGAAATTATCGTTTCGGGGGCATTTTCGGGGCGCTTTTTCGGGTGTTTGGCTTTCGGCATTTCTCGTTCATCGGCGGCGCATTGCGTCGTCTGCATGAAGGAGACGTCGATGAACATGCCAATGTCACCCCATGGCCACGGGACAGCAACGCCCGTCGCCGAAATCCCGGATTTCCTCGAAGGCTTCATTTCCGAGGAGGAATATGCCGCCCGGCGCGGGGTCAGCTTGCGCACCTGCCAGCGTGATCGCCAGTTGCGCCAGGCCCCGCCGTACGTGTTGATCGGGCGGCAGGTCTATTACCGCACCGAGGCCATTCGCGACTGGCTGATCGCCCGCGAACAGGCCGCCGACCGCCGGCCGAGCGCACCGCGCACCGGGAGGGGCAAATGACCGCGCCCGCCTCCCTCGCACCCGACATGCTGGTGGGCGCGGCCGAGATTGCCCGCTTCATCTTTAACAGCGACGAATTCCGGTTCCAGCGCCGCGTCTATTACCTCGTCACCAGCACCAAGCGCCCGCTGCCGCATTTCCGGATCGGGGCGCGCATTGCCGCCCGCCGCAGCACGCTGATGGACTGGATCGCCATGCAGGAAGGTTTTGCCCGTGCTGAATGATTTCTCCCAAATGACCGGTGACGTCCTCGACCGCCTCGAATCCGCCGCCGCCGAGAAGGCCCCGCACCTTCTGCCCATCGTCCATGCCATCCGCCACTTCGGCATCGGCTACCTGGTGATCCCGCAAAGCGCGAAAGGACTGAACCGCGGCCTCGACCTTCTGGCCCGACCCTTCATCATCATGGTGGGTGATGACACCGACTGCGCGCTGGGCCCCGAACAATACAACCTCGCCCATCTTGAGCGGATGATCGGCATGGTCGATGGCGTAGCGATCATCTCCAGCGCCCCGCCGCCTGAGGCCTACTCCTGCATCGCCATGATGGCCGTCGCGGGGCGGAACGGGCTGATCATCGAGACCCGCCCAGAACAGGAGATCGCCTGGACCAATCTCGTGCAATCCGTGCGGCCCGACATGCCGATCCTGCTTTGCACCGTGAAAGCAACCCGCCAATGACTGTGCAGGACCATCCTCTGGATTTCAACGATGCGCCGCCTGCCCGAAAGGCGCGCAGCGCCACCCGCATGTCGGCGGCCCGGCTGGCGGAACTGCTGAACGACCGGATCGCCGATCTCGCCGTGGAACTGCTCGGCACCCAGAACCGCGCCCTGTCCAGCGCGCAGCAGTTGCGCTTCGGGACCAAGGGCAGCATCGCGGTGGAAATCGCAGGCAAGGACGCCGGGCGCTGGTATGACCATGAGGCCGGAACGGGCGGCGCCGGGCCAGAACTGATCCGTCATCACTTCGGGATGGACGAAAAGGCTGCATTGGAATGGGCACGCCATTGGCTGGGCGATGCGGAAATGCCTGCGTCCTGGACCGCCGCCAAACCCGCCGCCACCAAACCCGCCAAGGCCCCGACATCTGGCGCGGGCCGTACCGTGGAACTGTCGGAGGCAGAACTCGCTGCCAAGGTCGCAGAAATCGTCCGCCAGACCGAGGTTCCGAACGGCACACCAGTCCACGCCTACCTGCACAGACGCGGAATCGCCATTCAGCCACCCGACTGCATCCGCTATCGCCGGAACGCTTATGGCAGCTACGGCGCGATGGTCGCGCTGGCGACCGATGCGGCGGGCGAGGTGCTGGCGATCCAGCAGGTCTATCTGACAGCCGAGGGCAATAAGGCTCCGGTCAATCCCGTCAAGCGCACCAACAAGGCGGTTGAAGGCTGGGCCGAACGTTCCGCCGTGCGCCTGCCCGGCCGCGAACCTCTGGTGCTTTGCGAGGGTGTCGAAACCGCGCTGTCGGTCTGGCAGGCCACCGGTCAAGAGGTCTGGGCCTGCCTCGGAATCTCGAACATCGCCCGCGCGCCCGTTCCGGACAAGGCGACAGTGATCATCGCCCGCGATGGCGACGCGCCCGGCAGCAAGGCCGAGGGAATGATCACCCGGGCCGCCACCGCCCTCGCACTGCGCGGGCTGACGGTGATGATCGCCACCCCGCCCGAAGGCGAGGACTTCAACGATGTCATGCTGCGCGAGGGCGAGGAGGCCATTCGTAACCGGATCGCCGCTGCGGAACTCTTTCGCCCGGACCAGGCCGAGCAGGGCCGCAAGCGCCTCTACATCGGGTCGGACGTGGAGATGGCGAAGCGCGTGCGCGAGGATCTGACCGAACGCCATGGCCGCATCGTTCATGCCGAAGGCGAGTTCTGGCGTTACGTCGGCACCCATTGGGAGGCGATCCCGGCCCACGAATTGCGCTTGCCTGTCCACACCTATGACGGCGCAAGCTTCGAGACGCCCGCAGGCGAGCCCTCGAACGTCAAGCTGACCCAGACCCGCGTCAACTCAGTCCTGCACGAATGTGCTGCGCTGTGCGCCGAGCCCGGTTTCTTCGACACCCCGCCCGCTGGCATCAACTGCGCCTCGGGCTTCCTGCGCTTCGATGCCGCCGGCACGCCCCATCTGGAACCGCACCACCGCAATCACCGCTGCCGCCACACCCTGCCCGGCCGCTGGAGCCCCGGCACCTCCGGCATCCCGCCCGAAGGCTCGATGCTGCGCCGCCTTCTGACCGGCAGCTTCAAGGGCGATCCGGACGCTCAGGCGAAATGCGATCTGCTGGCCGAGGTCTGCGGATCAGCCGCGCTGGGCTATGCCACGCGCCTGGTGCAACCGCGTGCCGTCGTCCTGCACGGCAAGACCGCCGAGAACGGCAAGAGCCAGATCCTCGATCTCGCGCGCGGTCTTCTGCCCGCCAGCGCCATCTGCTGCATCCCCGCCGCCAAGATGGGCGATGAACGGCATGTCACCGGCCTCGTCGGCAAACTCCTGAACGCCTCCGACGAGTTGTCGCCCGAGGCCATCGCCTCCAACATCTTCAAATCCGTCGTCACCGGCGAGCCGATCGAGGGGCGCGATGTCTACAAAAGCCGGGTCGAGTTCCGCTCGGTGGCGCAGAACCTGTTCGCCGCGAACCAGTTGCCCAGCTTCAAGGGCGGCGTGGACCGGGGCGTGCAGCGCCGCCTGCTGCTGATCCCCTTCACCCGCACCATCCCCCTCGAAGAGCGCATCGAGGATATCGGCAAGCGAATCGCCTCCGAGGAAGCCGACCTCCTCTTGGCATGGGCGGTGGAGGGTGCTGCGCGGCTGATCCGCCAACGCAACTTCGCCATCCCGGAAAGCTGCCGTGAGGCATTGATCGAGTGGGTGCTGGGCGAAGACCCGGTGCTGGCCTGGATCGACGCCTGCGTGCGGGTCACGCCCATCGTGAACGGAGGCCCGATGCTGGCCACCCGCGATGCGCACCTCCGCTTCCAGAACTGGGCGTTGGCCGAGGGTTTCAAGACCGAGAAGATCCCCGCGATCAACGGCTTCGTCCAGCGCGTGCAGGCTCAGGTGGCCGGGATCCAGCACAAGCGCACCAGCGCGGGCCGGTTCTTCCTCGGCATCACAGTGACGCAAGGGTGACGCAAGAATGACGGACTTTCAGCCGCAACCCATTGAAAGTGTTGAGGTGACGCACTTGGCTCAGACCTTTTTGATAGAAGGGGAAAACCACCCAAATCTGAACACCCAATATACCCCCTATATAAAATGTTCCCCGGGCAGGTGCGTCATCTCAACACTATCAACGACTTACGCCCCGAAACCCGTCATTCCTGCGTCATTGTTGCGTCATACGCCGCGCCCCGCTGGCCGGTCTGAGGGGCATCCATCGGGAAGGATCGGGAAAGCGGCGGTTCCTCCCGGGCCAATTCCTATGCGGGGGAGCGCAGCGCATTGGCCCGCCAGCGTCAGGGGGCGGAAATGACTAAACTCGACAGCCATGAGACCAAGACCGCCTTCGCCGCCCGCGTCGGGCTGACCAAGGGCCGCATCTCGCAACTGGTGGCCGAGGGGCTGCCGGTGCGTGCGGACGGCCGGATCGACGTGGCGGTAGGGCTCGCGTGGATCG